ATGATATGAAAGTTCATGTTAGCAATAAGAAGGCTAACGCAAGTGGCTATATCTTTCGAGAAACCGACGATTGGTCGGGAGTTCCCGGCAACACTATTGTCAAATCGTTTCCCCTCGCTAACATTCCAGCTACCCAATGGGGTGCAGGTTCGATTGATATCGAAGGCAAAGGCTCGGTCAAAAACGCTGTGGTTATATATAGCTATAGGCTCGACGAGTGCTTTGACCCGCAGTCCAACCCGAACTGTCCGGGGTATGTAAAGCCTATGCCTAAGATACCAGAGGTAAAAGTTTATGTAGCATTAGAAGATGATGCTGTAACCAATACATTAGAAGCGGACGAGTTTCAGTACGATGACGATGGTAATCTAATTCTTAGTGAAGAAGAAGAGGAAGAAGAAAGTAGAATTGAGATGGGTCTAACTGCATCTGCCAATGCGCTGACCCTATTTAAGACACAAGGACAAGATGATATTATCATGGCTATTAATCAACAGACTAATTTAACCATGTACTACAATGCATCTATCAATGGTGGCGTGTATGCTGATGCCCCCGGTCTTGCGGATTCAGAAATACCTGACAACAAGAAAGCCTTGCGTAATAACTTAGCACAACAGATACTGCACGATAAGATGGTCGATATGCAGTACAATAGATGAGGTTTAATATGATGAGATATTCTGTAGCAATACTTTCGTTAGTTGCATTTCCTGCAACAGCTAACGTTCAGATCACAGGTAGTGTAGAAGCTAAATGTGTTATTCAAACAACTAAAGCGGGTTCATATGGCAACCCGATTGCCAGTAAGTTGAGCACTACTCCTGCAGATGGAGGTGTACTGCCTATAATCCGGTATGACGTTTCAATCGCAGATTCTTACATAGCTAGTATAACACACCCGACAGCTTTTAGCTCGTCTCCTTCGCTTTCAGATACGATTGCATGGACGGGCAGTACAAGTGTTACACAGACATCTGCTTCTGGCATGTCAGCCTACGAAGCAGCTAAGACAGTGGTGGGTAACACTACAAACTTTAACTTAACATTGGCAGGGTCAACATGGTTCTCTACTGCTTCTAGTGCAACTTATGGTTCAGCCAAACCGTTCCCAGGAGGAACATACACTGCTGTTGTGCAGGCAAGCTGCATTGCTAAGTAGGTTAACCGCTGCTTTTTTGGTTTGGGGTTCTTTTGTAACAGCGCATGAGATGATCCCCGCCTACCCAGAAGTAAAGCCAAGCCATGTTAAAAACGTGGTCAAGGTAGAGATGACTCTTTTTAACTCTAGAGAAGAGATAAAATACTATCAGATTGATGTGTTTGATTTGAATTGGATGAACATACCTTTTTCTTCAACGTATAAAATTATAAAGGTCGACTACAAAGAACACAAAGATTTTGATATATACCTCCGAAAGAAAGATACGCCCGAAGCGGTATATCTGTGTACTACGTCAAAAGTAAAAAGGACGGACACGTCCAGAACTGTAATAGCTTCTAGGATATGTTCCAGATTAGATGGACCTCCAGCATGAGATTAACTTTACTTCTTTGTGTCATATCTAGTTCTGTCGTAGCCGACAGTAATTCTCTTTCCCTTGCGTTGCCGAGCCCTCCAATGAACTACCAATCGGATTCGTTTTCAACGGGCAGCACTCGATGCAGTAATGCTGTGGGTGGAGGTATAAACTTAGAGTATGGTGTAACCGGAGTTCTTTCTGGCCTAGATACTGACAGCCGTGGCAGAAATATAGGTGTGTATGCGCGTGTCGTTATACCTTTAGATAAACCTAAATCTCGTATAAACTGTGATGATCTTTATCAAATCGAGTTGACGCAACGCAGGTTGGAGATACAAAAACTACGCAATGAAATAGAAGCACTAAAAAACTTACAAAACGCTGGTGGCGAAATGGAGTTTGAAAACTAATGGATACAACCAGGATAGCAGATAACATTGATGGGCTTGCAGATCGTGAGTTTAAAACTGGCGGCATGAAGCTGTCGTTTGGTTCTATCGTGGCTATATTTGCATTTCTATCCACAGTTGTAGGCGGTCTATACGGTGGATTCGTAATGTATCAAAAGATCGAAGAAGTCGCAGGGTTAGATCTTGGAGAATATCAACAGGCAATGGACGTTATGGACGCCAAGGTAACTGGTATATCTGAAAAGGTTGAAGAATCCGTGGAATACAGCCGTGACATTAAAAACGGATTGAAAGATGACATCTTACGCATCGAGCAGCAGACAGATCGTATAGAGGATATGGTGCGTAAATCTGAGGACAAGGTTCGTACTATGATTGATAACGCAGAAGTTCGCTTCGAAAATCAACGAGAACGTGTTAGAGTGTCCCAGAGTGGCGATATGAAAGAGCTAGAGGATAAATTGATGGGTAAGTTACAACGGGCATTAGACAACCCGTTGGCAGATTAGGAGATTAACATGACAGAATTTGAAAAAGCCGATCTAGATGGTAGCGGCACAATAGACCAAACTGAGTGGGATAAGTTAGCATTAGAAGACAAACGTTTGAGAATGGCTGATGAAGACGCTCAACGAGACGCTCAACGGCAAATGGCGTGGTTTGCACTATTCGGTATGTTGTTGTATCCTTTATCAATAATTATTTGTAACTTGGCTAATCTTGATGAGGCCATGAAATCACTAGCGTCCATAGCTGGTGTGTATTTTGTTTCTGTAGCAGCTATCGTTGCCGCGTTCTATGGCAAGGAGGCCTACACAAAAGGAAAGGCGAATAACTAATGATGAGTTTAGTAAGTAATTTGGTGGGCCCTGTTACTGGGCTACTAGATAAAGTTATCGAGGATAAAGATCAAAAGGCCAAGCTGGCCCATGAGATCGCAACAATGTCCGACCAACATGCCCAGCAAGCGCTAATGGGTCAATTAGAGATAAACAAAGCTGAAGCTGCATCAGGCTCAGTTTTTAAAGGCGGATGGCGACCCTTCATAGGTTGGGTATGCGGCGTTGCTTTCGCTTATCATTTCGTACTGCAGCCATTAATTGTGTTCGGCGTAACCGCCGCTGGCGTTGACATTCCAGAGCTACCAGAATTTGATATGGGTAGTTTGATGACTGTTATGATGGGGATGCTCGGTTTGGGCGGACTTCGTAGCTATGAAAAGAAGCAGGGGTTGGCGAAGTAATATTGTGAAAATTCCTTTTTTAACCTTACGCCGACACATAGAGCTAAACGTGTACACGTTTCACGCTGGTCTGGAATTTCGTTATTTAGACCGCTGTGAGCGAAGTCCATATATGCAAGCACCACAGATCGCATCGAAAATGCGAAAAAGATTTGACCCTAAATCTATTACTTTTTCTAGCTGCTATGGTCTTTTGGAACTTCAGAAAAGAAGTCTTTCGTTAAAAGCGTGGCAGGATTTTGAGTTTACCATGGAAGACGGTAACATAGATTTGGAGTGCATGGACCCACAACTTATGAGATGGACAGGGGGGCATACTGATCAGACTAATGGGTTTGCAGAACGTCATGGTTTGGTGATAGCTAAAATAGATTCTCCCTATTTCATAGAGTGTGACGAAGACATTGATTTCATTATGTCGGCTAGTCCATTCGGGCATCAGTGTTTTTGTTATGTAGGGGGTGTGACAAATTACAAATATCAACACGCCACTAATATTTTTGCGTACTTTAAAAAATCTCAAAACGGCAGGTGGCTGTTTAATGCGGGAGATGATATGGTTAATATTACGCCTATGAGTGACCGTCCTTTGAAGGTTAATCATCACTTGGATGTGGATTACCATAAGTTCTTAGGGGAAAAGATGCGTCCTTTATCGGCAACGCATTCATTCTTGAAACGACGAAAAGCAGATCGGGAGAAAAATAAATGAGCAATGCACTAAAACTATTACAAGAAAAATGCGGATGTACTGCGGATGGCTCTTTCGGACCTAACACAGCTAGAGGCATTGTATCGCACTACGAACTGTCTCCAGAGCGTGGAGCACATCTCTTGGGTCAGGTTATACATGAAAGCGGCACATTTAGATATGTGCGAGAAAACCTTAATTACAGTGCGGAGGCCATGATGAAAGTTTGGCCTAGCCGTTTTCCAACAGAAGAAAGCGCAAAACCGTATGAGCGTAACCCAAAAGCTTTAGCAGAAAACGTATATTTTGGAAGAATGGGCAATGATTCTAAGGAAAAAGCCAGCTTATACATAGGCCGAGGATTTCTTCAATTAACCGGGTATGACAACGTCAAATCGTTTGCTTCGGACATGGGTAAGCCAGAAGTTCTTCAAGACCCCTCTCTTCTTGAGGAGGACTACGCTATGGATACCGCTATCTGGTTCTTTAAATCTAACAACCTATGGAAAATTTGTGACGAAGGTGTTAATGATGATGCAATTAAACGCCTGACCCGCAGGATAAACGGCGGGTACACGGGGTTAGATCACAGGATTAAAGAAACAAATAAGGTCTATGATTGGTTGAAATAGACTACTTGAGGAAGGACCTAAAATGAGTAGCACTATTGTAATAAGCATAATGTCTGAGGGAATGCCCGTAGACAAAATGGAAGAAACTGAAGAGGGAATGGCTTGCCCATTGCCAACTCAAGATCCAGAAGCCAACATGGAAAATCTGGATATGGCAGAATATGAGAACAATTATACTGAAGCTCATTTAACTGATCAGTGTTGTGGAACGTGTTCTATGTACAATCAAACTGAAGAAATGTTGGGTTGTATCGGAGATGACACAGGAGAAGTTGGCTACTGCCAAAGTTTAAAGTTTATGTGTTCTAAAGAAAAAGTCTGTGACATATGGGCAGAAGGTGGCCCAATCACATCTGATTCACAAGAAGAATACAAGGACATCCTATAATGGATGTTGTGGACTTGGCGAAACATCTGTATAAGAAACTTGAAGAGCGCGAACAAGATATATCTCGGGCTCTTTCTCACGGTGCTGTAAAGGACTGGGAGCAGTATAAAATGTCTGTGGGAGAGATACGGGGACTCTCTCTTGCTAGAGAAGAAATCAAGACCCTGCTGGAAAGAAACGTAGACGATGTCGAAGACTTTATATCTTCCTGATTCAGTCGCGCAGAAAATGAACAAAGACAAAAAGGCCAAACAGGCTGAGTCTTCTTCTTTGGACAGCGCGTATGTGGCCTCAGAAGAACGGGTGCTAGACCCAAACCTCTTAGAACAACCCCTGCTTGATCGACTTCCCCAACCCACAGGTTGGCGGGTTTTGGTTATGCCGTACCAAGGAAAAGCGAAAACTTCATCCGGTTTGTATATACCTGACGAAGTCCGAGAACGGGAGTCCGTTGCTACCGTAGTGGCTTATGTTATGAAGCTAGGTCCCCTAGCTTATAAGGATGCGGATAAGTTTGGCCCAGAGGCTGAACCATGGTGCAAAGAAGGCCAGTGGGTTTGTATAGGTCGGTATTCCGGCTCAAGATTTAAAATCGAAGGAGGGGAAGTTCGTATTATCAACGATGACGAAGTTATCGCAACTATCCTCGAGCCTGACGATGTTAAACACATATAGGAGAGGTACTCATGTCAGAAGAAAAAATTGAAGTTGAAGAGCAAGAAACAGAGCAGGTTTATATAGAACCTGAGTCAGAAGCTCCGCCAGAGGAACCTGCCAAGGAAGCGTCCTCAGAAGAAACAAAAGTTGAAGCATCTAACGGTGACGAGGAACTGGACAGCTATAGTAAAGGTGTTCAATCCCGTATTAAGAAGCTGACTGAAAAGTATCGTCAGGAAGAGAGGGACAAGGCAGAAGCTGTTCGGCTTTCCCAAGAACTGATTGACGAAAACAAAAAACTTAAAAGCCGTATGCAAGCTTTAGACTCAGGATACCTTTCTGAGTTTGGAAGCAGGCTGCAAGCGCAGACCGAAGAGATTAAGCGGATCTATAAAGAAGCTTATGAGACGGGCGACACTGACAAGATGGTAGAGGCGCAAACTGCTTTAGCGCAAGTTACCGCAGAACAGAATCGCTACAACACTGCGAAAGCTCGTCAAGAACAACAGGCTAAAACACAAGTTGAACAGGCTCAACAGCCTCAACCAGTTCAACAACAGCCTGCTCCGCAGCGTCCTAAACCGGATCCAAGAGCGGAGAAATGGGCGCAAACTAACAAGTGGTTTGGTGAAGATACGGTGATGACTGCAGCGGCGTTTGCAATTCATTCACAACTTATCAATAACGAAGGGTTTGACTCTGACTCATCAGAGTACTATACTGAAGTTGATAAACGCATTAGGTCGGAATTTCCACACAAGTTCCAACCTGCGAAGAAATCGGGTGGAGGTAGTCAGGTCGCATCCGCTGGCAACTCCGCATCCCGCAGTACTAAACAGGGGCGCAGGTCGGTCAAGTTAACGCATTCACAAGTCGCGATTGCAAAAAAGCTAGGCGTACCTCTTGAAGAATACGCTAAATTTGTGAAGGAGTAATAGAATGACTGACAACAGAACACCGCGAAAGAACGCAACTCGAGCCTCAGAAACTCGCAGAAAACCTTGGGCTCCGCCCAGCCGCCTCGCTGCACCAGACGCCCCAGATGGCTATGTGCATCGTTGGATTCGAACCTCAATGCGAGGTGAAGACGATAAGATGAACGTCAACACCAAACTGCATGAAGGGTGGGAACCCGTCCGAAAGGACGAGTATCCAGATTATGAAGCTCCTACTATCGACGAAGGTCGGTTTGAAGGTGTGATTGGTCAAGGTGGTTTAATGTTGTGTCGCATACCTGTCGAAACCGCCAATGAAAGATCCGAGTATTACGGGAGCCGAACCCGCGAACAGATGGTTGCAGTCGATCAGGATTTAATGAAGGACCAACATCCTTCTATGCCGATATCTAATAGTCGGCAAAGTCGTGTATCCTTCGGAGGTTCAAGACGAGACTCCGAGTAACTTTTATTGAGGTGCTATTATGGCAAATTCTAACGGATCCTTTGGGCTACGTCCCATTGGTATTGTTGGACAAGGTGCGAATACTACGGGTGCTACCGAGTATCGTATTGCGTCAAACAACAATACAAAATTATATCAGGGCTCTCCTGTTATACCAATCGCAGGCGGAACTATCTCAGAAGCGCAAGCTGCTGCAGGTGGTAACGTTGCATTCTTGGGTGTTTTCTGGGGGTGCGAATATGTTCGCGCATCAGACGGCAAGACAATCTGGTCGGCTACTTGGCAGGGTACTGCTGCTGGCGCAGATACTAACTACCCAATTAAAGCTTTTGTTTACGACAATCCAATGCAGACGTACACAATCGCTACATCTAATGTAGTGAGCGCGGCGAACACTGAAGCGGAAGTTCGTGCAATGGTCTTTAAAAATATCGCATTGGCGACTGCAACTGCAGGTAGTGACGTAACAGGAATTTCTTCTGCGACTGCAGATTTGAATACTTCTGCTGCAACTGCTGCTCTTCAGCTTCGTGTTATTGGCGTCCAAGATGACCCTGATAACTCAGACTTCACAGTCGCTGGTATCCCACTAATCGTTCGTTTGAATACTTCGTTCAACTCTGCCAATGGCGGGATTGCAGCGGGTACTCCTTCGTCCACTGGCGTTTAAAGGAGGTCTAACACATGGCTATATCACGCGCACAACTAGCGAAAGAGCTAGAACCAGGCCTTAACGCCTTATTTGGTATGGAGTACAATCGGTACGAAAACCAGCACAGCGAAATCTTTACAACAGAATCTTCTGATCGTGCATTCGAAGAAGAAGTTATGTTGGCCGGGTTTGGCGCAGCACCTACAAAGTCTGAAGGTTCTGCAATCAACTTCGATGATGCTAACGAAGCGTATACTGCTCGTTACAATCACGAAACCGTTGCACTTGCGTTCTCAATCACTGAGGAAGCAATCGAGGACAACCTGTATGACCGCCTCGGCAGTCGCTACACTAAGGCCCTCGCTCGTTCAATGGCGCACTCTAAGCAGGTTAAAGCTGCTGCTGTTCTTAACAACGCCTTTACAGGCGGTGCTAGTGCAGGCGGTGACGGCGTTGCTCTTTGTGCAACAAACCACCCGCTAACTAACGGCGGAACATTCTCTAATACTCCAGCAACTGCTGCTGATTTGAACGAAACTTCTTTGGAAGACGCTCTTATCAACATCGCTGGTTATGTTGACGAGCGTGGGTTGAAGGTCGCTCTTCGCGGCTTGAAGTTGATGATTCCACGTCAACTGCAATTCGTTGCAGAACGTTTGATGGTGTCTAACCTTCGTGTTGGCACTGCAGACAATGATACTAACGCAATTCGCTCAATGGGTATGTTGCCTGACGGTTATGCCGTTAACGACTTCCTTACTGATCCAGATGCGTTCTTCATCAAAACAGACGCGCCTCGCGGCTTGATTCACTTTGAGCGGACTCCGCTTTCCACTAACATGGAAGCAGACTTCGACACAGGGAATATGCGCTTCAAGGCACGGGAACGTTACAGCTTCGGCTTCTCTGACCCACGTTGTGTATTTGGTTCACCTGGGGCATAAGTTCCGGACTATTACTGCAGTTAGGGGCGATCTTCGGATCGCCTCTTTCTTTTTGGCTTGAAGTGTTGTATGAAGAGTTATTCCCTGACAGTCACATTTGACTGACATTCGCCAAGACAGGAGACTCACATGGCTAATACAACTTTTTCTGGTCCGATTCGGGCTGGCAACATTAAAAACACAACAGGAACTACTGTTGGTTCTGACATCGCAAACGTAGGTTACGTTGTAATGATGCAGACACACACTATGGATCTTTCCAACGGTGCTATTGCAGCGGGACCGACTAATATGGTTATCCCCGCAAACTCCAAGATTATTAATTGTATTGTTGATTTATCAACAGCGGCTAACGCTACAACTAACCTTAGTGTTGGTGATACAGTTGGTGGAGCTACAACAATCCTAAATTCATTGGCTACTGGCACAACTGCTGGCCTCAAGACTGTAACTACACAAGGTGGTGGTACAGGTGAGTGGGCAGACACAGGATCTGCTGATCTAAAACTTACAGTGACAGGATCTGCTGCTACAACTGCTGGTGTTGCGGTGATCACAATCATGTACGCGCAAGCCTACAACACTGTAATCCGTCCATAAGGAGAGCTTAGATGGCAGGATCAGACATAAATGCGTACACTCATGCACAAGGTTCAGCGGCGGCTCTTATAGGGCCGTCCAGATCCAGACTTCAAGCCGTAAACATATACGCGACTGCGGCAGGCTCGTTCACTCTTACCAATGGTAACGGGGGAGCAACAATGTTAACGCAGAAGTTTCCCATAGGTATGAACGAGATATACATTCCTGAGAATGGAATGTTGTTTACTTCTGGGGTTTACGTTTCTGCGCTGACAGGAGCGGGGACTGAGCTAACTATTCTTTTGTCATAGGAATAATTTATGCCTAAAATCGATAAGGCTAAAATGAAATGCAACAAACCTAAACGTCAGATTTCTGGTGGGAAAAAGTCTGTTGTTAAAGCCTGTGACAAAGGTAAAGAAAAAATAGTTCGTTTCGGGGACGCCAATATGAAGATTAAAAAATCAGACCCTAAACGGCGAAAGTCGTTTCGGGCTCGTCATGGGTGCGATAAAGGCACTATGGATAAATTAAAGGCCAAATATTGGTCTTGTAAGGCGTGGTAGTTATGAGATTAGAAGTTAGCCAACTGGTGTCGTTTGTTGCCTTGGGTCTTCTGGGTTGGGCCTCTATGCAGGTTTACCAGATGAATGCTCAGTTGATGGTCACGTCCTACAAAGTTGAAGAAAACTACAACATGATCAAGCCCATGTGGCAGGATTTTTTGGTAAGGAACGCACATCATGATCAGCCGCAGCCAAATGGCAAAGCAAATATCCACGCCACCAACAGGGAGAGGTAATATGAGTTTATACGAGAATATCCGAAAACGTCGAGCAAGCGGAAAGCCTATGCGTAACAAGGGCGACAAGGGTGCGCCTAGTAACCAAGACTTTGTTAATGCGGCTAAAACCGCGAAGAAGGCAAAGGGTGGTATGATAAATAAAGGCTACAAGAACGGTGGCTGTGTTATGGCTGGTCGCGGTGGGAAATATAAAGGCGGAATGTAATGACAACTTCTGGATCAAGAGATTTCAATCTCGATGTAGGTGAGCTTATCGAGGAAGCATACGAGCGGTGCGGTATAGAAGTACGCACGGGCTACGATGCCAAAACTGCTCGTCGATCTTTGAATCTCATGTTTGCAGAATGGGCCAACAGAGGGTTGAACCTGTGGACTGTTAAGTCTCATACGATTGATCTCACGCAGGGTCAGGCACAAGAAACTCTTTCTGACAATGTAGTTGATCTATTGGATGTTGTTCTTCGTAGAAACAATACTGACTACGAAGTTCAAAGAATATCCAGGGGAGAGTACGCAACTCTGCCGAATAAAACAACGCAGGGAAGACCTAGCCAGTATTGGCTAAACCGTCAGATTAATCCAGTTCTGAATCTTTGGGCTGTACCTGAGAACTCTACAGATCAAATTATTTATTATTTTGTTCAGAGGATCGAAGATGCTGACACATTGGTTAATACAACAGATCTGCCCTTCCGGTTCTATCCTTGTATGGCTGCAGGACTATCCTACTACATTGCTATGAAACGAGCACCAGAACGTGTACAGTTGTTAAAGACTGTTTACGAAGAAGAGTTCCAACGAGCAGCGGATGAAGATCAGGGGAGAACTCCTTTGAAACTTCAACCTAGTCTCAGTTATTTGAGGGTCTAATGGCATACGCGAGTGGCAGCAAAGCATGGGGTATATCGGATCGATCAGGCCGTCGATACCGTCTTCGTGACATGAAGGTGGAGTGGACGGGGGCCAAGGTTGGTCCTGATGAGTTTGATCCCAAGCAGCCTCAGTTGTTCCCACCAAAAGCGTATCCAGATCCTCAAGCATTGAGGAACCCGAGACCAGAAACAAATTTAGAGGAACAACGGGCGTTACAGTGGGGATGGAATCCAGTGGGATTTAATTACTTGCCGGGCCTTTCCCCAGATGACAATTTACAGGCCACAGGATCTGTCGGCACAGCTACGGTGGTGATAACATGAGCTTTACATATGATGAACTAAAGACGGCGATACAGGACTACACTGACAACACTGAGACAAGTTTTATTAACAACCTGCCTTTGTTTATCCGAGTCGCAGAAGAACGCATTTTAAAAAATGTACAGCTTGATTTGTTCCGTAAAAATGCCAATGCGATCATGGTTAAAAGTTCTGAGTACTTAGGATCTCCTACAGATTTCTTGGCTCCGTTTTCATTAAGCTACACCGTTAATGGTGACAAAGTTTTTGTAGAGTTTAAGGACGTTTCCTTTTGTCAAACGTATACCCCAAACGCTACGACAGAAGGTCAGCCTAAATACTACGCCCAGTTTGACGTAAATAATTTTTTACTGTCACCTTCCCCAGACGCAAACTATGACTGTGAAATGCATTACTTTTATAGGCCCCTTAGTTTAACTGCGGGTGCAGGCTCTGAAACAACTTGGCTAAGTACCAATGCTGAGATGTGTCTTTTGTACGGCTCGTTAGTAGAGGCGAACATTTACCTCAAAGGTGAGCAAGATGTTATGCAAATGTATAACAGCAGATTTACAGAGGCTATGACCGCCCTTAAAATGTTGGGTGAAGCAAAAGAAACGACTCAAGAGTACCGAGTTGGACGAGTTATAAGGCAGAAACAATGATACAAATAGAAGCTTTTGAAAACTTTAAAGTGCGTACATCTAACGATGGAGGCCACAGTATAGATACGGTGGCAGAAATGTGCGCGGACAAACTTATGAGTGTTTCTGACACTGCTCCAGAAGAGATTAGGGTGCAGGCCGAAGCATTTAAAACACAAATGTTGAATGTTGTCTCTCATTACATTAAGATGGCAGTCAAGGAAGACCGCGCAACAATGTGCATTAAAATTCAGAAGGCTGGCTTTTCGGACCTAGCTGAACAACTAAGGAGAATCTGATGGCCTTTACTGGTAACTACATGTGTACATCGTTCAAAAAAGAACTGATGACTGCTACACACAATTTTAGTGCTTCCGGCGGAAACACTTTTAAACTCGCATTGTATACAAATAGTGCTACATTTACGGCAGCAACTACAGCGTATACTTCGTCTAATGAGGTGTCTAACTCAGGGAGCTACACTGCTGGAGGTGGTGCGTTAACCAACGTGACGCCGACAACTTCGGGCACAACAGCCTTGACAGACTTCGCTGATAAAGATTTTACGTCTGCTACAATTACAGCACGGGGCGCGTTAATTTATAACGACAGCGCTGCGGGAGACCCTACAGTCGCAGTTCTTGATTTTGGTTCCGATAAGACATCCACAACAGGGACTTTCACTATCCAGTTCCCAGTAGCGGACGCGGCTAACGCGATCATTCGGATCGCCTAATTTTAAGGAGATCTCGGTATGGCGCTTATTGTTGCTGATAGAGTCAAGGAAACTACAAACACCACCGGAACAGGTGCGTACACTCTCGGTGGTGCAGTCGCGGGGTTTGATGCCTTTAGTTCTGTAATGAGTAACGCAGACACTGCGTACTATGCTATAACAGACGAGGTTAACTGGGAAGTCGGTCTAGGTACTTTTACCTCTTCCGGTGGAACAATGGCCCGAACAACTGTTCTTGACTCATCAAACAGTGGCAGCGCAGTAAACTGGGGGGCAGGAACAAAGTCTATTTTCCTGACATTACCTGCGGTTAAAGTAATACAAGAGGATGCTGGCGATAACATTACTGTCGGCAACAACATCATTGTTGGAGGAACTGTTGACGGCGTAGACATTGCTACTCGAGATGCGGTTCTGACCTCTACGACTACTACCGCAAACGCAGCTTTACCTAAAGCTGGCGGTACAATGACAGGTAATTTAATTCTTAATGCCGATCCGACTGCTACACTGCAAGCAGCCACCAAGCAGTATGTAGATACGATTGCGGCGGCGGGAATACATTATCACCAACCTTGTCGAGCACAGGCAACGGCAAATCTTAATGCTACATATAACAACGGGTCTAGTGGTGTTGGAGCTACTTTGACTAACGCTGGAACACAGGCGGCATTGGTTATTGACGGGGTTTCTCTATCCTCATCGGATCGAGTTTTAATCCAATTACAGACTAACCAAGCTCACAACGGTGTTTACACAGTTACTACAGTTGGTAGTGGTAGCACTAATTGGGTACTTACTCGAGCCACTGATGCTGATTCATATGGGCCAAGTGACCCAGACGCATTAGGGGAAGGCGATGCTTTCTTTGTTACTGAAGGTACAGTTCACGGTGGTGAGCTAGATGTGATGACTACGTCAGGTACTATTACTTTTGGTACAACTGCGATTGTCTTTGCGCTAGTTTCAGATGCTCCAATTTACACAGGTGGAACTGGGGTTTCTATTTCTGGAACTGTGGTATCTATAGGTCAGGCGGTTGCTACAAGCAGTAATGTGACGTTTAACCAAGTGACTGCTGCTCTGGTTGGTAATTCATCGACGGCTACCAAATGGGCTACGGGTAGAACTATTACTTTAACAGGTGACACTACAGGAGTATCCGGTACTTTTGATGGTTCTGGTAACGCATCTATCAGCACTACAATAGCAGACTTACCTGGGAAACAGCCTTACTTAACTGTAGCAACTACCGTTTCTGGCGGTAAATTCTTGTTAGATGGCAGTTCTCAGCAAATCGCGCAACTACCTCGTTCTGTAACGATTCGGTTTGATCAGTCTGATAGCAGTAACACGACTCACCCGTTGCGTTTAAGTACTACGTCTGACGGTACTCATGGAGGGGGCTCTGCTTATACCACTGGAGTTACGACTGTTGGAACACCGGGGTCGGCAGGCTCGTATACTCAGGTTACAATACAACAGTCCGCTCCGAATACATTGTATTATTATTGCGCTAACCACTCCGGTATGGGCAGTAAAATTTCAACGGGCATAGATTTAACTCCGTCTGCCTCTCCTACATTCTCGTCCGTTACTGCGGATTTAACGGGTGATGTCACAGGGTCTGCAAACACGCTATCAACCGCTCGAACAATCGGGATGACAGGTGATGTTGTTTGGACTTCCGCTGCATTTGACGGAAGTGGGAATGTCACTGGCACAGCAACGATACAAGCTAACTCTGTGGCTCTTGGAACAGACACAACTGGGAACTATGTTGCTGCAGGCGCTACCTCTGGTACGGGTATTTCGGGCTCTGTTTCCAGCGAAGGTGGGACTTTTACAGTCACTTCTAACGCAACTAGCGGGAACACTGGTGGAGCTATAGTTGCAAGGGATGGCTCTGGTAACTTTACTGCGGGTACTATTACTGCCTCTTTAAGCGGGAATGCCTCTACTTCTTCTTCTACTTCGGGCAATGCAGCAACTGCTACGGCGTTGCAGACAGCAAGAAATATTGGCGGTGTATCATTTAATGGTACAGCTAGTATTAACTTACCAGGGGTAAACACCGGAGGTAATCAAAGCACTTCTGGCAATGCAGCTAGTGCCACGGTTTTACAGACAGCAAGGAACATCGGTGGTGTGTCCTTTAACGGTTCAGCTAATATTAACTTGCCCGGAGTAAACACTTCGGGGAACCAAAACACTTCTGGCAATGCAGCGACTGCAACCACCGCATCAACGGCTAACGCCTTAAATACTTCAAATGATTATCGTGTAGATTCTTTCGGGGTCGGCACAAACGCTTCGGGAACAACTGGAGAAATACGGGCTACAAACAACGTCACAGCGTATTACTCAGATGATAGACTGAAGACACGTTTTGGAAATATTGAAAACGCTCTTGAGATGCTTTCGACTCTAAACGGTTTCTACTATGAAGCTAACGAGACTGCAGTTTCTTTGGGTTATGATGTCCACAAAGAGGTTGGGATTTCAGCCCAAGAAGTGCAAAAGATACTTCCTGAGATTGTAGCCCCTGCCCCTATTGATGATAAGTACCTGACTGTGCGATATGAACGGATGGTCCCTCTTTTAGTAGAGGCAATAAAAGAATTGTCGGATAAAGTAACAGACCTACAAGACCGTCTAGATGAAATAGAATAGGAGAATTAAATGCTAGGCTTTTCGCCATTCTCCGCCGGACCATTCTCCGCTAGTGGTGAAGCTAGTGCTCTTAATATCTTAACAGGGCAAGAGGCTACAGCCTCAGTCGGTACAGTACAGGTATTTGGATACGCTCCTTTTTCAGTGACAAGTCCTACTCCTGCAGTTGGTTCTGTTGGGCAAGTAACGGTTGACGCGGGTTCCACGGCTACCTTCTCCATAGGGGGTGCAACAGGTTCTGTTGGGCAAGTACTGGTTGACGCGGGGGTAACCGCTACAGTTACAGGAGTTTCTGCAACAGGTTCTGTTAATCCAGTTACAGTGTTCAATCTTACTGTTGCCGCAGTCACTGGGCAGTCACTCACTGGTACTGTTGGGAGCATAGCATACGTTAAAGCAGACGCTGTAGTTTCACCGACAGGGGTCACTGCCACAGGCGCAGTTGGTAGTATAACTGCAGGGATCGTCACCGTTGCAGAAGCAACTGGAGTTTCTGGCTCTGGTAGTGTAGGATCAATCACAATGACAGGTGGCGCAACGATTGTCCCAGATGGTGTCGAAGGCACTGGAGTGATGGGACAGGCTAACGTCTGGGGTACAATTATTCCAAATACAGGCACTGTTTGGACAGAAATACAAGCGTAAGGAGTTTCAATGCCTAGTACATATACTGATAATAGCGGGATTGAACTTCCAGCAAATGGGGAACAGTCCGGCACATGGGGTGAAACCGTAAACGATAACATGAATATCATTGACCGTTTGTCTAATGGTATCGGAACTATCTCATTAAGCGGAACGTCTCATTCTCTCATTACCTCAGATGGAGTTCTGTCTGATGGTCAATACAATACGTTGTTGTTGTCTGGGTCGCCTAGCGGCACAAATACAATTACAATTAGCCCCAACAGCAATCAACATATTTACACTGTTATTAACTCTAGCGGTCAAGACGCTGTCTTTACTCAAGGTTCTGGAGCCAACATAACGGTTAAGAATGGTTCCACTAAAATTATTTACGCAGATGGCGCAGGTTCTGGTGCAGCAGTTGTAGATATAACCAACACCTTAGATATTAACGCTCTACATCTGTCTGGTGTAGCGGTAACTTCTTCTGCTGCAGAGTTAAACATTTTAGATGGCGTTACCTCCACTACTGCAGAGTTGAACATCTTGGATGGCGCAACCCTTGATGTTAACGAGTTAAACATCCTAGACGGCGCAACAGTTACTACAGCCGAACTAAACGTTTTAGACGGTATTCCTGCTACTCTAACGGCTACTGAGTTAGGCTATGTAGACGGAGTAACCAGTTCTATACAGACTCAACTAAATAATTTGTTGACAGGTCCTAGTATAACAAGTCCTGTGACAGTTACAGGAGGCACTGCAAGTTGGGTACTTACTGCTTCCGGAACTACACTAACCTTTTCTTACAACGGAGTTCCTAAGATACGATTTGATGGTTCTACTGGAGACATCACCGCAACTGGGAACATCACAGCCTACGGGAGTTTATAATCAATGCCAGTTCCTACAGGTACAGCCAGTTTACAGGACATTCAAAACGAGTTTGGCGGAAGCCATCCAATCGGGATTAGCGAATACTACGGTGCAGCGGCGGGAGTTCCTGCCAGCGGCACAATTTCTATTAACGATTTCAGAGGCAAGTCCAATACATTTGCGTTTACCTTGACATCTAACCAACAAAACTACGATGTTCGAGCAGCGGCACTTAGCGCGGGATGGGACGGGTCATCCGAAGTTCAGCTTACAATTAACTCTGGAGTCACTGTTTACGCAAGCAGCACGTCGAACTATGCTTGCTCGTTTTCTGGGTCTTTCCCTTCTGGGGCTAAGTTAATTAATAACGGGATTATTGTTGGTCGCGGAGGAAATGGTGGCAACGGATACGCAGGCAACGGTGCATGTTACGGGTATGCTCCGTATGGTGGTGGATCTACAGGAGGCACAGGTGGCCCCGGTCTTTACACTTCGGTGGCGTTAAGTGTTACGAATAATAACCGTATTTCCGGTGGCGGCGGAGGTGGCGGTGGTGGCTACCCATCCAACTTTTCTTGGGGCGGATCTGGTGCTGGCGGAGGTCTTGGTATCTCTAGCGGAGGAAGCCCCGGAACTCACGGCTATGGATATGGCAATGGTGGGAATTTGACTGCCTTCGGCTACGGCGGAACCCCTAGATCTCAACCGGGCAGTGGCTGTCCTTGGGTTGAAGTGGGTGGTCGCGGAGGAAATGGTGGGACTTATGGCGCGGGTGGATCGGCTCCTGGTTCTTCTTCTGCACCAGGTGTCGGCGGCAACTACATAACTGGCAACAGTAACGTTACTTGGGTTGCAACTGGTACTCGGAACGGTGGAGTAGCCTAAGTTGCCTCAAGAGTTTCAAGTTGCTTTCTTTGACGAAGAAAGAGGAACCATAGGTATTGTCTGGGACGGCATGGAGAATCCCATGGCTGTCGAGCTCCCCATAGATGGAGCGGGGTACTACCCTTCTAAACAAGACCTAATTCAGTATATAGCTGGGTTTGTCCCAAGAAATACAATTAACAGTCCTCGACAAAAAGCTTTAGAAAAAGGCATACCTAATGTTGATGTTGTTCGAGATCTCGTAGATCCCGACCTTATGGTTATGGACTATGTAGCAACGCCTAAAGAACTAGAAGACATCATAGACGAGCAGCAGCGTGACGATTTCAGAAACGGTGTGCTAGAAGTTCTGGAAGAAATAGGTTTGTTTAAAAGATGAACTTGTTGCAGGAAAAAATGTTTACGGACAAAGAGACTGTGGCAAAGAGACTTGCGGTGTGCGGCTCTTGTCCTAGAAAAAAACTATCTAGGATTGTAAAAGTCTGGTCATACTGTGCTGAATGCCACTGTCCTTTAAAAGCAAAGACAGTTTTAAAAAGAGAAAGCTGCCCATTAGGAAAATGGAACTTTGTCTAGTAGTATTCTTGTTGGTTCTTTCGGCCTACCTGATTCCTTTATAGATTATATTAATGGTGCGGATTTTCCTTGGAACTACGTTCATAGATCTACATCAGACGGCCTTTCATTTATGGGCCATACGCTTGTTTGCCGTAAAGATGAAGATCGTTGGAAGCCTAACTCAGAACATTGGCCCACGGTTTACAAAGCGTTTGCTGCATTCTGTGATCGAAACAACATTGAGTTTACTGAAATTCAACGTTGTGCAATTAACATGACTTTTTCTCGTCCTGACTATCCTTGTAGTGATGCACATGTGGATAAAACAACAGATCACAAAGTTCTTTTAGTCTACTTGAACTCTGATTGCACAGGGGACACTATAATCTACAGTGATACATACAAGCAGGGAACAACGGGGGTTGCATTTTTTGACACAAAAGAGTTTAATGAGCTCAAAGAAATTAAAAGAATAAGCCCAGAAAAAAACAAAGCTGTTGTTTTTGACGGGGCTCATTATCATGCAGCAGAGTTTCCTGTTGCGGGGCAAAGAAGGCTAGTTTTAGTAGCTAACTTTAGATAGGGGGGCACATGCCTAACGAAATTATCTACTGGCAGTGGGAAAAAGAAATTTCTCCAGAAGTTTGCACTCGGTTAATTTCCGAGAACAGACGAAACCTACAAGCAGCCAGAACCGTAGGGCCCGGTGGTCAAGATATGGTGGTAGACAGGCGAAGGAGTAGAGTAAACTTTGACGTAACCACTGAGGTTGAGGAAATGTGTTTGCATTATTTGTGGCTTGCAAACAGAGATGCCTTTGGATTTGACCTGTGGCCTAACGAAAAAAATAGAAACTTTAAGGCTCAGTTTTTAGAGTATAACGCAGAAGAAAAGGGCCATTTTGATTGGCATCAAGATAGTTACCACCACGGGACTGCACGTTCCAACCGGAAGCTAACTCTGATTTGCCAATTAACTGATCCTAGTGAATATAAGGGCGGAGAACTAGATATAGGTATGGGCGGTGTTCCGTTAAGACCGGGACAAGGGACCATTGTAGTGTTCCCAAGCTACATGATTCACAGGATTAGTCCTGTGACCGAAGGCAGGCGCAACTCTTTTGTTGCTTGGGTAGAAGGACCGGAGTGGAAATAATGAGCTTAGAACAAGAAGAATTTTTAAAAGAACACGGATACTTTGTTGTACATGATGTGATGCCAAAGGACGTGTGTGAGAATCTTGCAAAAGAATTTGCGCGTGATGCAGAGTATATTGGGGTTAAAGATGACCTATGTCCGTCTGTTAATGGTTTATATAACCACATGCCTTTTGTCAGAACTTTAGTTGGTTTAGTGCCGCACATAAGTCATTTAGTGGGTGAAGCTGTTTTGCCAACATATGCTTATGCCCGTCACTACAATCATCAGGGGGCTGATCTAAAAAGGCACAAAGACCGTCCAGCCTGCGAGTTAAGCATGACTCTTAACATACGAAAAACGCACGATTGGCCTATTTGGTTAACGGATCGTAAGGGTAACGATGTGTCGATTGACTTGCCCGTAGGCTCTGGGTTATTATACCACGGAATAGAACTCGAACATTGGCGTCACCCGTATACAGGATCAGATCATATTAATGTGTTTTTGCATTGGGTGAGGGCTTTTGGGGCGTACTCGAACTACGTTTTTGACAGGGGCTGATAGACTCTAGCAAAAACCAAGACGTTAGTGTATGATCCCTATAACAGGGGATTGTATATGACTCTTCAAAAACTTCAATTTAAACCTGGGTTTATCCAAGATGTTACCGATTACACCAGTGAGGGTGGATGGCGAACAGGGGATAAAGTCCGGTTTACTCTGGGTTTTCCAGAAACAATCGGTGGATGGTCTCGGTTTACAACAGGAACTATGCTCGGGACGTGCCGAAATCTGCATGTATTCAGCACTCTTACTGGTACAAACTATGTTGGTGCGGGTACAAACTTAAAGCTTTACATCGTATCTGGTTCCGACCCAATAGATATTACGCCTATAAGACTTACTACTGCCGCAGGTGATGCAACGTTTGGTGCAACAAACGGGAGTGACGTAATAACTGTTACAGACACCGCGCATGGTGCAATACTTAATGACTTTGTAACCTTTAGCGGAGCAGTATCTCTTGGTGGAACAATTACTGCTGCAGTATTAAACAAAGAATATCAAATTACGTCAGTTCCTGACGCTAATACATACACGATTACGGCTTCTGTTAATGCAAATGGAAGTGACACAGGCAATGGTGGTAGCAGCGTTGTTGCAACATACCAAATCAACACGGGTTTGAACACGGTGGTTTCCGGATCTGGTTGGGGCGCGGGTTATTGGGGCCGTAGCACTTGGAGTTCCGCAGCCGATACTAGCGTTGCAGGCAGTCAGCTTCGGCTTTGGTCAATGGACAACTTTGGAGAAGATCTTCTTTCGAATGTCCGAGGCGGCGGCATCTATTACTGGGATTCCTCTAATGGCACAGGCGCACGGGCCGTGGACATTACCACTATTAGTGGCGCAACAAGCCCACCTCAAGTTTCCAATATTGTTCTTGTGTCTGAAAGAGATCGACATGCTTTGGCTTTCGGGTGTGATCCGCAGGCAGACGCAGGCAATCAAGACCCTTTGACTATCAGGTTCTCGAACCAAGGATCTGTATCAGATTGGGCGGCTACCGCAACAAACACTGCGGGAGAACTTAGAATAGGCACAGGAACTGAAATTGTTGCTGCAGTACAAACCAAACAGCAAATTATTGTGATCACAGATAGATCTGTATCTGCGATGCAGTTTATTGGAACTCCGTTTACTTTTGGTATTACGGAAGTTTCTACCAACACTTCTATCATTTCTCAGAACTCAGCTATAGCATTTGGTGATTTTGTTTTCTGGATGGGCGACAGGGTGTTCTATCAATACGATGGTAACGTGAAAATTATCCCATGCCCGATTCAAGAATATATTTTTGACAATATAAACCTTGATCAACTGTCTAAAGTTGTAGCTGCCAACAACAGCAAGTTCAACGAGGTTTGGTGGTTTTATCCATCAAAAGGAAATCTCAACAACGATAGCTATGTAGTGTATAACTACGCGGATCAGACTTGGTACTTCGGAACGTTAGATAGAACTGCTTGGACCGAGCACGGAGTTTCTGGATTTCCTTTAGCCGCGTCTCCGGATGGTTATATTTATTCTCATGAAATTGGAATGTCTGACGGTAGCACTAACCCTCCTAGCCCAATCAACGGATACATTGAATCTAGCAGCTTTGACATAGGTGAGGGCGACCAGTTTATGGCAATTCGTAGGATTATACCTGACGTTGGATTTAGGGCATCTACTGGAACTCCTACCGCAACGTTTACATTAAACGCAAAAGATTATCCAGGGGGAGGAGTTGAGCAGACAGAAAGTGGATCAGCCACGCGCACTTCCTCAACACCTGTTGAGAAATTTACAAATCAAATCGACGTGCGTCTTCGTGGTAGGTCTGTGTCTTTGAAGGTCGAGTCAAACGAGGTTGGGACTCAGTGGAGATTAGGTTCACCACGGGTTGACATACGACCAGATGGGAGACGATAATGTCTACGACTAACATTACAATCCCGTATTTTGCAAAAGCTCCGGACTTATACAGCCCAGAGTACACTGCACAGGTAACGCGCCAGTTCTCTTTGTTGGCGCAACAGCTAGTAAACCCCGGTCCTATACGGGCTGAGACCCTTAATTTATCAGGTCTTGGGGTATACGCAAACAACACTGCAGCAAAAGCTGGCGGTTTGGTCGAAGATGATGTATATAAGACATCAACAGGTGAATTGAGGATAGTGGTATGAGTGATTCAGAAAGAACTCCCGAAGAAATTGAAGAGTTAAATAGACGTAGAGAAATGAGCGGGACTCCTGCAAAAGGCGATAAACCTGCGTCAAAAGACGTTACCGCCTCTGTTACGGGACCTGATCCAATGGGTGGGGGTGTCTGGTAATGGGTCTCTTATCTTCGTTAGGTAGTCTTGTAGGAATGGCAGTTGGTGGTCCTGTAGGGGCCGCAGTTGGTGGTGGGATTGGAACCTTGGGAGAGGGCGGATCTTTATCAGATGCTCTTAGCTCTGGTATAGGTAACGCATTAACGGCAGGAACTTTAGGAAAAGCTGGATTAATTGGTAACGCTCTTGGCGGCGGTGCAAGCGCAGCGACTCGAGGCGCAGGCATAGCTTCTTTGTTTGGCGGTTCTATGGGCGGCATGATGGGCGGTGCTCAACCAATGAGTGCAATAGCAAGTGGTGCTATGGGTAACGCAGGCGGATACGGTCCTATGCAAGGCGGCATAGCTCAAAACTTAATGCAGGGCATTGGAATAACAGACGCTAACGGGCAGACTAATCCTCTTATGGGCGGTATTATGCGTGAGATGTTGTATCAACAACGCAGACCACGGTTCGAGAATCTGATGTCCGACACAGAAATGGCACAGTACAATACAGGGGAAAGACGCCCCGACTACAGAGGGACAGCGGTCCCAGGTACTCCTCGGGTTCAGACTCGAGCCATGGGTGGAATGATCGAGGGCCCCGGATCAGGGACCAGTGACTCTATTCCCGCAACTATTTATCAGAACGGTGGCCCTGTCCAAGAGGCTCGTCTATCTGATGGTGAGTTCGTAATGACTGCAGATGCTGTTAAAGGCGCAGGCGGTGGAAATAGAGGCGCAGGCGCAGCTAAGATGTACGAACTTATGAACCAATTTGAACGGAGGGCTTAACTTATGGCGACTGAAAACGAGTACATCACCAAGAGTATGAACCTCCTTCCTGAGTATCAGGAGATGTTTCTTAAAGATTTATTAGCAAACATTTACCAAACAGATGAAGACACAGGCGAGATATCTGGTATCGCGGCTGTAAGTCCATTGTATGGCGAAGCAGTTTTAGATGCAGAAGGCAATCCAATGTTCGAGGCTGCAGACGGCAGCGGTTTTACTTCGGATCCTTCATTAGCAAAGACAGATCAGTACGGTACTCCTATCGAAGGAACTCAAGGTGGCGTTGCTGCCCCTGACGTAATGCGTTTTACAGACGCACAGACGGATGCTATCCGTCGAATGACAGGTTACACTGACCCCGAAACAGGGGAAGTTGTTTATGAAAGCGGCCTTGGTGCATACCAACCTTATTTAAACAAAGCAGAAGAAACCTACGACAAAGGTATAGCTTCTATTGCTGGTAGTACTGGTGCGTATGATCCTACTTCATATAAAGAATTTTACGATCCATTCGTAGAAGACGTGATCGATGTAACTATGCAAGACATAGATCGAGCGGGTCAGATAGAAAACATGGATCAACGTGCTCAGTCTGTTGGTGCTGGAGCGTTTGGCGGGTCTCGTCAAGCCATCCAAGAATCCGAACTGCAGCGAAATATTATGGATCAGAAGGCGAGAACTGGTGCTCAACTTCGTTCTGCAGCATATACTGGTGCTCAGAACCAAGCTCAGTCTGCTTTCGAAAACCAAATGAAACGCGGTCAGAGTGCAGGTCAACTGTTCCAAGGTCTAGGAACTGGCATCGGAGCACTCGGGGAAGCAGCCCAAGGTCTAGGCATGACAGACATAAACTCGTTGTTTAATGTCGGTCAGCTTGAGCAAAACCAACTTCAAAAAGAATATGATGTACAACGTGCAGGTCAACTCGAGGAAGCATACGAGCCTTTCTCTAGGTTCTCCTACATGAGAGACATCCTGTCGGGTGTCCCATCAAGCGGCACTTCTTTGGCAGCGGCGGCTACACCACAAGCCAGCCCCATGAGCAACGTAATGGCAGGGGCAAACATATACGGTGGCGCACAAGGACAAGGAAACATTTTTGGCGGGTTAGGTAAACTCGTCTAAGGCAGGGCATAAGCATGGATAACGTATACAACCGCAGTCTATTCTCTAAGAACAACAGGCCTGCTCGACAAAAGTTGCAGAAGATGGGCGGGATTATGGCCTCATCTCCCGAGCTTATGCAAGCGGCACAGAGAGTTGGTAGTACACCTGATCAGAATATGGGTGGAGCAGGGGCTAGTAAAATGGCGAATCTTGGACCTCCGCCTATGCCTATGGCTCCTCCCATGCCTATGCCTAGCTCAGTTCAAATGCCAACTCCTCCTATGAAACCTATGGCGTATGTCGAGGGCGGAGAAGTAGAGGCTGTAGACATTACAAAAACTCCGACAACATCTTTGAATAATCCAGGGTTTGCCACTGAGTTTGAGAAATACTTAGGTACGACTCCTATGTTGGCAAACAAATTAGACAAGGCTTTTGATTCTAGAGAAGAAGCGGCGGCGGAAGCGGCAAAAACTAAAGATGCTATTGACGCTGCAATCGCCACAGAAAATACAGAAAACATTGTTAACACGGTCTTAGATCAGGCAGGGATGCCTTTGAACGAGGACTCTAAGAAAGAGTTTGCTCGGTCCGTGTTCGGGATGGAAGATGTGAACGACATCGATGAGATAAATAAACGTATTGCAGACGTGGCTATCGGATCATCAATCGGCAAAGGCCCAGACGCTTTTGCAGAAGCAGTGATACTTGGTCTAGGTGAATACAAGAAAACTGCTACGGCCCGTGCCGCTGCTAAGTCAGGCGGAAAGTCAGGCATGTCACCTCTTGAGCCTTTCGCAGATGCGGTTCGTGATCTCGCAGGTAAACTTGTGGCTGCTCGAGGCGTTGATATTGATACTGCAATGCAGCAAGCCGCTGCAGCATTAGCTCCGTACTACGGTGCTGGTGGCGGTGTTCCGGTTACATCCCCGTCAGGTCCTAGCTTAGACGAGCGAAGAACATTGGTTGAGCAAGCTTTAAAACAACAGCCTGATAAACGAGAGTTGATTCTTAAACAAGCTGAACAAGATGGTGTTAACATCGAGGGGCTATAATGGCTGATAATCCGTACCTAGACTTGGACAAGCCTAAAGAGACTGTCGAAGACTCCAACCCATACCTGCAAGCAGAAGACACTGGGCGCAATCGAGAGCAGTTCGGAGAAGGAACTATTGCCCGTGAGTTTGTCGAGGGTGTTGGCTCTGGTTTGATCGGCATCGGAGAAGGTGTCGTGGGCCTTGGAGCATTAGGCGTGGACCTCGTTGCAGGCACAGATTATGCGGATAACGTCACAGAGACGGCTGAGTATCTTAGAGATGTAGCGGGTTTTGATCCCGAAGGCATCGTGGGTAAAGGCGCAGAAGTAATCACACAATTTGTCGTACCTGGGGTGGGTGTTGCTGGCAAAGTAGGCAAAGGGTTTATGAAAGCTAGACAACTTGCTGGTAAGACAGGAAAGCTTTCTAAGACTGAACGAACCAACCTAGCACTGAGAGAACTTGGTGCAGTTGCTGGGGTTGAGATGGCAGTGTCCGGAGACAACAGCACTACCATTGGGGATTGGGTCGAGATGGGTCCAACTCAAACTACAGACTTGATCGGGCTTGAGGGCACAGAAAAAAATCTGGCTCGAGTAGGTAACAGGCTTAAAGTTATGGCAGAAGCAGGGGTCATAGGCGGAACAATCCAAGCAGGCTTGTCCAAAGCGGGTAAGACTATTGGGGACGCGAAGGTTACAAAAGATGTAGCGGGTGCAACAAAACGTAAGATCGATGCTGCAGGCACTTATCTTGACGAACTGGTGGACAAACGAACCTTGAACGCGCCGGGCGATGACCTGTCTGGTCTAGAGAAAGGTATAGCTGAAGCAGTTATCTTTACTCGATACCGTGGAGCAACTCCTGCACAGATCGCAGAGAAACGTCTGTTGTTAGATGGTCAGATTAAACCTGAGTTAGACAAAGCCGGACGTATCTTTAACAATATTGAAGCTGACTTGGACAAAGTTATAAAGGCTATGCCGAGTGGTTCTACGTTGGATAAGACCGACACGCTAAACAAAGTCCTAGATTATATGCGGATCTCAGATCCTGCTGCAAAGAAAACTGCGTTTAACTCTTTGCCTAAAGAGATACGTCGAGACGCAGCTAAGATGCGTGATCATGTGGACACACTGAGCCAAGGCGTATTAGACAGTAAGTTTTTGAACGATAACAACTTCATGACTAAAGATGGTCGTATGATTAAAGACGTTATCCAAGATGGACTCGGCAGTTATGTTCGACGCAGATACAAAATATTTGAGGATGCGAACTACACTCCGGATGAAAAAACAATAAAGGTGGCTGACAATTACTTCCGTAAAAACAAGCGGTTAATTGGTAAAGAGCTAACTAGGTTGGCAAGAGCAGACGTTGACGATGTATTCAATGACCAGTTTTTAAGATCTAACGGCCTTGATCGTACAGGCACGGGGGATAAACAGATCATTACTGTTCTGGGTCAGCCTACCGACACAGTCGTAAAGAAAGCCCGTGAAGGATACTTGAACAGGTACTCGTTGAAGAAGAACGAGAAGTTGAAGGGCGGCTTTGTTGCAAAAGACCGTTTGGATACAGGGATGTTTATCTCCAGGGAAAAGATTGCTCCGGCTCTACGTTCTCTTTTAGGAGAGGTCGATGATCCTCGAGCCGCTGTCCTTGGTACTGTGGCAGACTTGGCTCAGTTCAATGCTATCGACGATTACTTTGGCACTATTGCTAAGATGGCAGAGACAAACACAGGCATAGGAAAGTTTTTTCGTAACGGGAAAGATTTAAGTGAGGCTCAAAAGAAAGAGTTAACCCGCCGTGGATATATCAAACTAGGTGGGGATGATGGCGCAGCAAGTGTCCTCGGATCTACAGGTAAGAACGCTGACGCAGAAAAACTAATTGGTCGAACAGGTTGGGGTAGCTTGGACGGACACTACGTCCCCAAGCAAATCTATAAAGATCTTACTAATCAGGTGGCTGGCGAATCTAACTGGGGCGTGGAAATGCTGAAGGGTGGTTTAGGTGTTGCCCTTAAAGCCAAGGGTTTATCCCAGTATTCCAAAACAGTTCTGTCTCCAATCACTCAAATTCGAAACTTCACAACCGCTGTTATGTTTGCAACGGCAAACGGGAACATGCCTGTGCTTGGTCGAGGAAGTAACTTCAAGGATTCTGCAACGGCAGTCTTCTCGGATATCTTTAACAAGGGCAGCGAGGCTGTGTTTGATGATCTAGCTGACGCTCAACGCAGAGGAATCTTAGGAACAAATGCAGAGTTAAGGGAGATTCAAGACCAGTTAAGTAAAGGTATTGGGTACTCAAACTCCGCAGAAGTTCGTCCTAGAAACTTTATCGAGGCTGTCAGAGGTAAGACAACTGACAACAAATACGCAAAAGGTGTGGGTAAAGTAGCTTCTGGTTTTGAGAAAGCATATCAGGGATCAGACGATCTTTGGAAATACTTCTCGTACCATTCTGAGCAGGCTAAGATACGACACGCATTGGACGGAGTGTCCGAAGCAGACAAGATTAAGTATCTGACTAAGAACATGGATGATGTTACTATCGAATCGCAACAAGCAATTCGAAATGGAACTGCTGATATTGATGAGTTGATCAAGACTCGCGCTGCACAGATCGTGCGAGACACTGTGCCAAACTATAACAAAGGTGCATCTGAGTTTATCAAGCTTGGACGAAAGCTGCCGTTTGGAAACTTCATCACGTTCCCTGCTGAAATGTATCGTACAAGTTTTAATATTGTTCGCCAAAGTTTGGACGATATGGCTTCGGACATCCCTGCTATACAGGCTAGAGGTCGGCAACGTATGATTGGGTTTGCAACTACTACTGCAGTTGTTCCTGCCGCTGCGCTAGAAATGGCATACGCTGTGACAGACGTGACTCGAGAAGAGATGGAAGCGTTCAAGAGATCCTTTGGTGCACCTTGGATGAAAGGCGCAACTCTGATTCCAACAGGTCGAACAGAAGACGGGAAGATCAAGTACATCAATTACAGTACCTCGAATCCGTATGACGTGCTGTCTAGGTTTGCCAACCGCGCTCTTACTGAAGCGGACGCTGCTATGGCAGAAGGAAAAGACCTTGATCAGTGGATCGTGGATGTAGGTATCGGAACGTTAGGCGAGGCGTTTGCTCCGTTCTTAGACGAAGCCATGCTAACAGACGCCCTTTTAGATATCTCTTACCGTGGTGGGCGCACATCTACAGGGGCTCAAGTATATAACCCCGAGGACAATGGAGCTACCAAACTATTCAAGATGTCAGGTCATGTGGCGAACACAATGATTCCAAACGTTCTGGCTGTCGCGGATATATCTGGTGGTAAAATTGAGGCCAGCCGCGCAGTTCGCGGTCTTGTCGGAGACGGACTTGGCATCGATGCCATATCTTCTCAAGACAAAATGGGGCGTCAAAGAACTTGGAAGCAGGAGCTTGCGAGGTTGTCTACTGGTGTGTCTGAGCAAGAGTTTGATCCAAAGCAAGGTCTTAGGTTTGCAGCCTACGGATTCCAACGGGGACAGACTGACGCGAAGCGGATGTTCAACAGCCTCACAGATGATTTCGGAGTGACTCCGGCACAACTGTTGAAGGGTTATCAAGACGCTAACGAAGCGAAGTATCGCAATGACCGTGGCTACTACCGTATGATTCAAGACCTTCGGACCATGGGCATCTCAGATTCTGAGATCCGTAGGACTCTTAAAGAGAACAACATCGGTGGTATTAAAGGTATTATGAGAGGTGAGTTTGAGCCATTTAAAATTACGCCTGACACATATAAGAAGCTTCTAAGAGTAGATGCCCTGGATAGTTTGCCTCGAGACGCAATCCAAAATGTGCAGGACAACATGAGAAATCTTCCGCTTGATCCACAAGTTAAAGACAGACGTGAGATAAAACCTGTCGAGATTGCTCCTTCGGCTCCACAATCAAACCCGTACTTGCAGGCTCCAAGCAACCCTGCTCCTGCAAATCCGTATTTAAATCTGGATCAGAGCAGTTTGCCACAAGCTCCAATACGGCAAGCCAGTAACAGAGGTCCCATAAGTCCTGAGTTGTTAGGCGGCAATGCACAGGAACGTGCGGCTAACGCTTTCTTACAAGACAGTTAACTACAAGAACACTTTCTTCTTGTGGTATTTACTTTTGTATAGCTTGGTAAAGGACTGAAAGAACTTAGTCGTTACTTTCTTTCTCTGTAGATCACTGCCTTCCTCAACAGCATGAGTCCAATCCTCTCTTTTAAAAGGCATTACTTGTATCAATGGTGTCCCTGGTGAATACAATGTTTCTTCCGCAGGTCCCTTATAAATAAAAGGAAAGTTTACTTCGGTAAGACCATCAGTATCTACAATGGCTGGTAGTATTTCGAAGTCTCCTCTGTGGTAAAACGGGGAGAAGAAAAGGCAAGAGTACCCCGGAGGAGTTTCAATTCTCCAAGGGCTTACGAACTTAAAGATAAGACCCCCGTCAGTTTCTTCCGCCAATGGCGATCCGTGGACCTGCTCTCTCCTATGATCTGTTATTACCTCAACGTTTGAATCAGGCCAGTGAAAACCTAACGTTCCGTTGCTTCCTTTTTTGACCAAGAGTTCCTGCCACAAAGGTATGATGTACCCAGAAGTTAAAAAATCTTGAACCGGAACACACGCTTTGAGGGTGAGATACTTATCTACAACCCCGTTTATAGCCGTCACGTCCAACTTTCTTTGTGGTCCTATATGACGAGTCATATCTTTGTACCAATTAGGTACATGCTTTTTTGCAGGAGTTGGATGCTCTAACTCTATGTACTCTGGTTTTTGGGACGTGAATGTTATCTTCATTCATCTATCTCTCGATAGGTAAATCCTTCTCCTGTAACTGCTACATGTAGTCCTTTACCACCAAAGAGTTTTATAAGCTCGTCGGATTCCGCTTCGACTTCTGCTAATACCTCTCGATCTTTAAGGGCCGCAGCACAGTTTATAGCGATTGCTATGTAGTCTATGATGGCATCGATTTGTAATTGATGCATCTGTTTGAATCCTACAGTTTTAATGTCCTCTAGTTCCATCATTCTATTTCTCCCCAATGGTCTTTGATATCAACGTCGATCTTGGATGGGATTGCTAAAGGCATTCCGGTCTCCATGATTTCTTTTATTTTAGATGCCTGTTCGTCACTCTCAATACTAAAACATAACTCGTCGTGCACAGTAAGCATCGGAGTAAGTCCTTCGTTGTAGCAATCAAGCATCGCCTTCTTAGTCTGGTCGGCTGCTGATCCTTGGATCAACTTGTTTAGTGCCTTGTATGTGAACGCTCTTCGTATGCCCCTGCCCCCAGGACCCCCGTACTCCTTCACAGCTTCGTCGTAAGGCAGCGGTTTGCCTATTCCGAATGTCACAGGCTCCCAAAGGTGGAAGCGGCATCTACGGCCCATTAGAGTGCGTATCTGACCGTTCTTATCCCCCTGCTTAGTGGCAAGGTCTGCCAAACCTTTTACGAAAGGAACCTTCGTGTGGTGTCGGCTGATCAAATCCTTGGCTGCTTCTTTAGAAATCCCAAGCTGATCAGCTAGTTTTGCCACGCCCATACCGTACATGATTCCAAGGTTCACAGTCTTTGCTTGCTTACGAGTGATGTTTGCAAGGTCCGCTACCATTTGATGCAGGTCAACATCCCCTGTGTTAAACTCTGAAACGATCTGATCAACGATAGGATTGCGAATCGTGGACGGAACTAACGAAGCAAAGTGAACCAGTAACCTCGGCTCTTGGCTTGAGTAGTCAAACGATCCCCACTTCTGCCCCTCTTCGGGTATGAATATCCCCCGTATATAACGTTTGATATCTGGGTCCCGAGCAGGAAGCTGCTGTAGGTTTGGGTTTGAGGAAGAAAATCTTCCGGTAACCGTTCCCCCAGAATCCCTGCGGGTAGAGTGTAGCTCCGTGTGGATTCTTCCGTTGTGCTCATGACGCAGGATACTATCAATGAAAGTACTGTCGGCTTTGTCAAACTCTCTTAGCTTAACTAAGATCTGTGCAACTCTCTCCGGATGCTCGTTAAGAAAACTTTTTGTAAACGATGGAGCCCCTTTCTCTGTGCGAGGATATTCCATCTTCAACTTATCAAACATCTTTTGAATAGACGCAGATGCCCAGATGTCTACTTCCATCCCTGCTTCTTTCTCCAACATCCCCCTAAGAAGTTTGCTTTGCTTTTGCAGAGCCTTTTTGTTTTCATCGGCTCGATCAAGATCAACACGCACACCCTTGGTTCTCATGTCCAAGATACACCGGATCAATCCTGTCTCCATGTTCCAGACATCCCACAACTCTTCTTTGTCCAGATGAACTTTTAACGCAGTCCATAGTTTAAGTGTGGCTACCGCATCTTGTTCCGCATAATCCCCCACAAATTTAGGAGGGAGCTTATACATTTCAGACTTAGGGTTGACTCCGAAATCTGCAGCCGCCGCCTTGAGTAGCTGTTCATTCTTTCGAACCCCTGCATAATCACGGGCCATAGCATCTAGGCCAAACGACCAACGGTTCTCATCAACCAAGGCTCCGGTCACCA